GTGGGAATCACAGTGCGGTCATTCTCTCCATCATCTTAAAGATTTGATGTTAAGGAGTCTGACTCAACACGTCTATGTGAAACCCGAGCCTGGCAAGGAAGTAAAAAAAGGTGTGGTAATTGAGGAAATTTTGAAGAATCAAAAAAGAGGTCAGCTTATGGGAAGTATTATTAGTTTCCCCTTTCTCTGTATCATCAACATCGCTTTAATGCGGGCGTCCTACGAGCTCGCTCACGGGTGTGAGGTATCCCTTGATGATCTTCCTGTGCTAGTAAATGGTGACGACTGTCTAACGGCCTACAGGCACCCTTCATTCCCAAAGATATGGGAGGGGCTTGGTCGTGTTACCGGTCTGACTAAGTCAGTCGGTAAAACCTATGATAGTCTTTACTTCTGCTGTATCAATTCTATGTTCTATGTACGCCAACGCAACGGCCTCTGGAAAGAGGTCCCCTATGTTAACATGGGGCTGTTGTACGGTGTTAAAGGATCTGACCAAAGTGATAAGGACACTGCGAAAGCAGCTGTACTTCAACTTGGTCCTATACACAAAGAACTTTTGAGACTTGCAGGAGATGACACCGCCCTAAAGGCAGCACTTACGGAAAGATTTGTCTACTTCAATCACAAAACCCTAAAAACCTTCAAAGGTCCCTGGAACCTACCCACGTATTTGTGTGGTTTGGGGCTAAACCATTCTGTTCCTACTAAACGTGAACGACAGGTGATTACCTGGCTCCGTATGAAGTATGGCGAGGGCACGGAAGTGCCCAGAGCCACAACAGATGTAGAATGGAGGTTACATAATAAGGTGAAAGATTATATGAAAGAGAAGAATCCGCTACTTAACGAATATAGATTTAAAAAGTATGCGGGAGAGGAGGGATATGGAAAAGCTTATGTTGCTCTGCTATTATCTGTGGTCTAAAAATAGACTCGACGGCTTTTTAGGCTCGGCCCATAGAGGGTCAAGCAAAGTTGAAGAGAATATGTACCGATTGTGGATGAAAGGAGTGGCAGCAACAAAATTAAATCATTATAAAAAAGCTAGTCTAGATTCCATTGAATATGAAACTAAAAAAACCATTTTGCCGTTAACGGCTTACATTGATTAAGAGCAATAAACTTGTTGCAAACCCTACTGATTTCGTCCCTTGAGGATGTTTTTTAGCTGAAC